TTGGTGGCGGCGGTAATGGCGGTAGTAATCCAAGTGGCGGTCAAGGTGGAGGAAATGGTGGAGGTGGTGGTAGTGCTGTTCAATATTTTACTGGATTAACGCCAGCAAGCACTTTAGCCGTAACTGTTGGTGGTGCGGCTGGAACATCATCAGTAGCATCAGGAACACAATCAATTTCTACTGTTTCTGCAACTGGCGGAGTAAGCGGTGGGGCGGGAAATGCTTGCACTGGAGGCTCTAATGGTGGTGGTGGTATAGGTTCAGGAGGTGCTATGAATATTAAAGGCGCAGGTGCAAATAATGGTCCTGGAAGTTCTATGATGGGCGGTGGTGCTTTGCTTCCAGCTTATGCGGCTAACGGAGTTGCTGGCGGTGCTTATGGTGGAGGAGCTAGTGGTGGTAGTGGTGGTGGTACTACATCTGGCGGTACTGGAGCAAATGGTGTTGTATTTATTGAATGGTAAAAATGAAAGCATTAATTTCTACTATTGAGCCTGTAAAAACAGGATGGCGAGTAGCCCAAGTTGAAAAAGATGAAAATATTTTTTCTGTTGCATCCGATTTATTTTGGATAGATTGTGCTGAAAATGTGGTTCAAGACCAATTTTGGTATGACCCACAAACTAAATCAATACAACCATTAATGACTGTTGGATTACAAATTATTTAAGGATTTAAAATGAAAGCGTTAATTGACCCATCAACAAATAACATCCAGTATATTTCTGCATGGCAACCAAACATTAATCCAGTTTTGCCACAATATGGAAAAAACAGACCTATTTATTCCGTTTTGCCAAATAGCGAAAGAGTTTGTCAAACAGAACCAGATGCAGATATTTTTGCTGTAGCAGAACCTTTATTTTGGACTGCTTGTCCTAATGATTGTGTAGCAGATTTATGGTATTACGATACTTCTGATAATATTTGCAAAATTATTCCTAATGCTTTGCCGCCAACAACTGAATAATATGGTTACTCCTGTTCGTCCATTTCATGCTTTTCCTTATGGAAATGTAGAAATTAATACATTCCATGCCAATAAAGGCGAAGGATTAGTTGAACATGAACATATTTATAGCCATGCAACAATGTGTCAAGTTGGTTCTTGTGTGGTTAGAGTAAAAGGTAAAGAAATAATTTTGACTGCTAAATCACAACCAATAGATTTACCAGCCAACATACCGCATGAAATTGAAGCACTGGAAGACGACACAGTATTTGTCAATGTGTTCGCCGAAAATAAATATTAAAACAAAGGAAGTTTTAAATGACACAAGCAAATAACGTAGGGCAACTTACACCCCAGGTTAACTCCTCTGGCGTACTGCAAGTCGCTGGCGGCGGAACTGGTTTATCCGCAGTCGGCACTAGCGGTTACGTCCTAGCATCTAACGGCTCAGGCAACGTATACGTTAATGCTGTTGGCTACTCTGGCTACTCTGGCTATTCTGGTACAGCAGGATCAACTGGCACATCAGGATTCTCTGGCTATTCTGGCACAGCAGGATCAACTGGCACATCAGGATTCTCTGGCTATTCTGGTACAGCAGGATCAACTGGCACATCAGGATTCTCTGGCTATTCTGGTACAGCAGGATCAACTGGCACATCAGGATTTTCCGGTATTTCTGGATACAGTGGATTCTCAGGCAGATCTGGTTTTTCTGGTACTAATGGTACTAATGGTACTAACGGAGGAACTGGCGCAACAGGTACATCGGGTTACTCTGGTTATTCTGGTGCAACAGGTGCTGGAGCTTCCACTAACTTTAATGCTGTTGGTAGTTATTGTTTTATTACCGCTGGGGCTGTAGGATCACAACAAACTTTTAATGCTGGTAGTAATTATGCCGCTTCTACTGGCTATAGTATTTATTCTACTGTTATAGCTACAGATGGTGGTGGTACTATTTTCCCCCTTACTACTACTTCTGAATTAAGTGGCACATGGAAATGGATGAATGCTTCTACTGACTCTAACTTGCAAAGATATGGTATTGCTTGTCGGGTATCTTAATAAAGGAAAAATTATGTTTACATTACAATATGCAAAAAATCCAGTTTGGAATAATGAAAAAAATACAAGCATTTATTTAATAGTTAAATGGGAAGAATTTAATGAAGAAATGCCTTTTAGTGCTTGTTCTGATGATGTTGAATTACATGGTGTAGATTTGTTTAATCGTGCAAAAGCTGGCGAATTTGGCGAGGTTGCTCCATTTGTTGCTTTTGTTGCTCCAGCAATTAATTTTGAACCAACCCCCACAAATTCATAATGACCGAGTATCACAAAGGTAGAATTTATCCTGGTTCTGTTCCTGAGTTTCGCCATTTACAAAAAACAGATGGAATGATAGAAATGCAAGTGCGCTATATTAATGCACCAATGGGATATTGTGGTAAATGGATGCCTATTAAAACAGAACAAGAACAACTACAAAACTTTGGAAGCAATGTCCGAACTAATTGATAAAAACGAGGCAGCCCTTTCTGCCCACGAACAAATCTGTGAGATACGCTATGAGGCAATCTGCGCTAGACTAAAACGTCTAGAACAGATCCTCATTGGCTCTGCAGGTTTTATTATGGTCACCTTAATTGCGATTGTAGCTAAGATACACTAATGTTTGGTATAGACGATATTGTCAGCGCTGGTCTAAAGATCATTGACAAGGTGATCCCAGACCCTGCCCAAAAGGCACAAGCCCAAATTGAGCTTACTAAACTGGCTCAAGAGGGCAAACTGGCTGACATCCAGGCTGACATTACTGAGGCCCAAGAGCTCACCAAACGGCTCCAAGCCGATACAACAAGCGACTCTTGGCTGGCTAAAAACATCCGCCCTATGACGCTCATTGCCATCCTGACTGGCTATTTTATCTTTGCCAGCTTATCGGCTGCTAAGATTGAAGTCAATTCAGAATATGTTCAACTACTAGGTCAGTGGGGCATGCTTATTATGTCCTTCTATTTTGGTGGCAGGACACTAGAAAAGATTATGAATAAGTAACACCCCAATTTGCGGTATCATGCGCAAAGTAAGGAGCGAAAATGAAACGATTTATAGCAGTACTGTTGTGGTTGTTGGGCAGTGTGGCAGTAATCCACTACACCGACAAATACACCCATATTGAAGAAAACGTGATGGCAATAGCAAAATCCACCCTATCGTTTATTACCAAGGAAGAGGGCCTACGCAATAAGGCTTACAAAGACTCCAAGGGCTTATGGACGATTGGTGTAGGGCACCTCATCAAGCCCGATGAAAAACACCTGCTCACTGCCACCCTAACAGACGAGCAGGTAGAACAGCTCCTACAAAGCGATTTAAAATGGTGCCAAGACGCTGTTGATAACCATGTGAAGGTACCCCTTACCCAGAACCAATACGATGCCTTGTACAGCCTGTGCTTCAATATTGGAGAAACTAATTTCCGTAAGTCTACCGTATTGCGTAAGATTAACGAGAATGACCTCAAAGGGGCGGCTGATGCCATCCTGATGTGGAACAAACCGGAAGTGTTAATTAACCGCAGAAAACGGGAAAGAGCACTGTTTTTAGGGGCGTAAATCGCCCTTTTTTTGCATTAGTATATACAGGACAACCTTAAAGGAATATCATGGAAGATTTTAAATCATTACCTAAAATGCAGTGTTTTAAAACTGGCGGCTCAGTTGCTGCGTTTACAAAACGTGACCGCAAAGAGACCGGTTCTGCTGATATTGCTCAAGACAAAAAGATTGTCAAAAAGGCGTTTGCTATGCATGACAAACAAGAGCATCCTGGCGAAAAGACTGATCTGTCTAAACTGCGTAAAGGCGGTCGTGCCAAAAAAGATTGTGGCACTGTTAAAAAATATAAAGCTGGTGGCGGCGTATACGGCGCTAAGAAAACTGATGCTGATATCAAAAGCATTGACAAAGCCAAAAAGTTTAAACCAGAAATGCTGTGTGGCGGCAAGTCTGTAAGGAAATATAGCGGTGAAGATGGTAGCTATGTAACTAAAGCTGTTGACGCCGTAAAATCTGTTGGTAATGACCTTAAAGATAAAATTCTTGGCACACCGGAACAAAACCGTATTGCTCAAGAAGAAATGAACAAACAAGCTCAAGCTGGCTCTAAATTAGCTAAAATGCTTGGTGGTAAAACTAAAGACATACCTGATGTAGATAACATTCCAACTCGTAAAAAAGGCGGTAAAGTTAAAAAGATGATGACTGGTGGGACTTGCTCATAATGCCAATCGAATCTAAACAACAAGAAAAGGCTATGTACGCCGCAGCTGCCGGTAAATCTACTTTGGGCATTCCTAAAAAAGTTG